ATGTGGTTAGAAGAATTACCAAACGGAAAATATAAATATTTCGAAAGATACAGGGACCCTTACACTGAGAAGTGGAAACGGGTGTCAGTCACGCTTAACAGTGGCTCGAATCGAGCAAAGAAAGAAGCTCAACGCTTACTGGATGATAAGATAGCCCAAAAAATAGAATCATCCAGCACAACTAATGTATCATTCCATAGTGCTTTCAGCGAGTGGTGGGAATTTCATCAAAAACAGATTAAGTTAAGCTCAACCAAGAGCCTTGCAGCATCCGTTAAGCGAATATCCGACACTATCGAACAAGGAACTATCCTATCAAATATCAATGTTAGACTTATCCAATCCTTACTAGACACCGAAGACTGGACAGATTCACAGAAATATCGTGCCAAGACCGTGTTAAATACATTCTTCGATTATGCTATGGATCAACAACTTATAACCGATAACCCATCGAGGAAAGCACGATTACCAAAGAAGACCAATAAACTTGAGAAACAACAAGCTGCCAAGAATAAATACTTAGAACCAGACGAATACAGTCGATTGTTGAAAGAGCTCTATCGGAAAGATATAACACTGAGATATGCTCTAGCGTGTGAGTTTATGCTTTTAAACGGTTGTCGGATTGGTGAATTAGCTGGTCTGACTGTTTCGGATTATCACAAAGAGACACGTTCTTTGGATATACACACCTCTTTCAACAGATATATCCCAGAGAATGAGGGAACAAAAACAGTCGCTAGTTACCGAACTACCTACCTCACTAATCGAGAGATGGAAATCATTGACCAGATACTGGAATTGAAAGAGTTAAGCGAAACAACCAACCCAGATTGGTATCGTAGCGATAAGATTTTCACGACAAACACTGGCAAGCCTATCCATAGCACCATTTTAAGCGCATCGCTCCAACGGGCCAATGCCAGACTGGAAACACCCATCAACAAGCACCTATCCCCTCACATTTTCAGACATACCACAATAAGCATACTGGCTGAAAACAATGTGCCACTAAAAACCATCATGGATAGGGTTGGTCATGCTGATTCGGAAGTGACTACTAGCATCTATACTCATGTCACACGAAACATGAAAGACCAAGCAGTCAATGTTTTGGATAACATCATTACGAATAATCTTGCCCCTTCCTTGCCCCTCGGATAGAAAAAAAGAACCCTAGGTTTAACCCAGAGTCCTCAGAAACGTTGTTAAATCAACGTTTTATTTTTTCAAGTTGTAGAATGATTTTAAACCACGGTATTCTGTTAGTGCAGTTTTACATGCGTATATAATAGGAAGAAAACCTATTAAATAAGGTTATATGCGTGTAGTGTATAGACGGTAAAACTTACATAAAGTTACTAAAGTTTACACTTATTGCCCCTTATTTGCCCCTTTTTCAAATACACAAAAAGGCTAGGATAACCCTAGTCTTTTTAACGGATATTCTCTAAATTATTTTCAATCCATTCGAGACGATTTTGACGGCCAGCTGGTATCGGCTCTTGGCTTCGTGAATAGTCTTTGAATCTCATTTGAAGCATGTATCCACCGCCACCAAGAGAGCTAGATTCTAATGCAATTTCTAAATAAGCGTTGGCGATAATGTTTCCGCTTGCTGTGTACATTCTACCAGCACCGCCGATGATATCTTCATGGCTATTTTCAAGCCATTTTAAAAGTTGCTGTTTTTTGAACTGATCATAGTAGACGTGAAACGGCATATTCATTTTCAGTGAATTGTCGATGTAGTAATCAGTTTGAGCCTTGCCAATCATAGCAAGCTCGAAATCATCGAATAGGCAGTCAAGCATAGCATTTACTCTTGCTGCTCCCATTTTTTCAATGGAAGTGTCACCATTTTTGAATTTTTGCCAATTGGCATCGGTAAACTTGATGCCGGGGAGTTTGTAGAAGTCATTTTCAAATTTAAAATATCGTCCTACATACTCCAGAATTAACTGTTTGATGTCGTTGTTGATTTCCATTTTGTTTCTCCCTTTTTTATTTGGGTTAGCCTATGAAGTCAACCAATTCTTCGAAAGGAACTTCGTCGAAATCTTCGTAATCTGTGAAGTCTTTCATGTACTCTTGTAAGTCGTCGAGGACTTTTTCCTCAGTGACTTCTTCTTCTCCGTCATAAGCCATTTTGTACTCTTTTACAAGTTGGTTGATTTGTTCTTGAGTTAATGCCATTTTAATTTACCTTGAGAACTTCTTTCGTTCTCCTTTTCTTTACCTTACATGTATATTATATATCATATATGATAGTTTGTCAACACTTTTGATAAAGAAATTCAGTTTTTTTGCAAAATAAAAACCCCGACTATAAAGCCGGGGGACAGTTCGAGAGTTTTCGAAAGACGCCAAAGTATTCCTAAGAATATATTAGCACTTATCTATGAGAATCGCAAATATAAAAAGAGCTATGAGATAACCTCGTAGCTCTTTGCCTATGATGGATATTCATTATAACACAAAAAAAGCCCCAGCACAATGCTGAGGCTTCGACCACTACCACCATGATATCCCTACTGTGGCGTGAGGGGAGGTGATATACTCCTTTTTTATTTTATAGTTTTCGTGGTCTATTATTACATATCTGTGCAGTCGTCCAAGTACTGGTCTTCAACCCACTGAGCGCTGTCAGGGTGATTGATTCGAGACCAGCCGTTTAGTTTCTCGTAAACACGAACTCGTGTGCCTGCTGGGAGAAATTCCTTGTCTTGGCTATCGATGCGAGGACCAGCTTCAACGTAGTAGTCAGTGGTAAGAGTGCCTTCATAATAGGGTTTGTCCGACTTCTCTAAACGGGTATTAACATCTAATTCACGCTCAAATTCGTTTTGGGCTGGTGCTGGAAGAGGTGTTCCACTCTCACGGAAGACAATTTCACGAGGACGACCATTGAGATCCCAAATATAATTATAATCATTTTCAGTCACTCCGTCCATTCCGTAGTTGCAGTGGATAGCCGTGCTATCGCTAGTCATAATCAACACGTGGCCAAACGCACCAAGAGAACTTGAGCCGTCGCGAGGCGCCCAAATAACCACGTCTCCACGTTGCCCATCGAACGTGCCGTCTACGGCATCGTAAATCTTCGCATATCCAATGGCTGGAAGTGCTTGTTGAAGTGATTCTGTGTTGTTGTTCAGGCTGATTTCAAGTGCATAACTTACTGCTGATGAGCAGTCAAATTCGATGCGTCCATCACCGTCAGCGTCATTCCCGTAACGGTCTCCCATGTCATAATGTACTGGAATTGATTGTAGATGATACATGCGTGCAATGCTTGATTCAATTTTACTCATTTATTTATTCTCCTTCGATTAGTCTTGCTTTGGTTCGTGGTAGCCCAATGCTTGCTCGCTGTCTCCAAGACCTTTAGTGGTTGGGTCTGGAATGATGTTAAGAATATTTACGATTGTCAAACCTACTAAATAAGGGTTTGAGACAAACTTGCCAAACAAGTTGAACACTGCATCCCAACTTGTCAAGTCTTGAAAATTAATTCCAAAGTAAGTCAAGATGGGCAGTGCAATCGCAAGCGCTACACGGTACAAAAATGTTTTATTTTTGGTGTTAAAACGCACAGACCAGTTAATTTTATTCATCAGTTGATTTTCCTTTCAATTTTTCGATTTCTTTTTTAAGTTCAATCACGGTGTCGACCAATCGCTGGAAGTGACCATCGTCATCAACATACCACAAGCCTTGTTGCTTGGCGTCACCAAACGTACGAGCGAATAGCTTACGTTCGTTGCCTTCGCCTTTATTCTTGCCGGTGTCGTAAGCGTCCCAGCTATCTTCTGGGACATGCGCTAATTCAAAACCTAGCAAGTTCTCGGCAGTGATTGAATCAATCCACTCATAATCACCTCTCCAAGTGGCTTCCTTTGTCTCTGGGTCAATATAGAAGGGCGGGTTGTCTAAACCGTATAGATTAATACCGCCATTTTCTTTGTCTTTTAAAAAATAGAATGGCAAGTTCATGTTTGGAACCCCAACATCGCCCGTCGCTTCTTCTAATTCCTTCCAGACGTGCGGTTCTTCTGAACCGTTATTAGTCCATGAGCTTGAATCTTCAAACCATTTCAAAGACTTCAAATTGTTGATATCCCGCTTGATTTGGGTTAGGTCAACACTACCATTTGAGGCCGTGTTTAGCCCATCAACCTTTTTTTCAATCACATCAGTCCGCTTGAATAGCTCTTTGATGTCTCGACCGATGCTTCTAATTGTTTCTACAAGATTCATCACTGTTCCTCTTTTGCTTGCGTATATACAGATAGGTAATCTACATCAGCCACAGCGTCAATCTTTTTACCAAGTTCTGTCAACTTAGCCACGATTGCTTCGCTGGTGTCGCTATTGAGAGTACTGATCTTATCTGCAATCTCTTTGAGCGTGTCAAGATTCTCTGGAACTCCTTCACCGAGAATTTCCGTTTTCAGCTGTTTGATTGCCTCGTTTAGTTGCTGTTCAGTGATTCCGCTTCCTGCCTCTTTATCATTGATTGCTTTTTGCAAATTCTTGATGTCTGTGCCGATTGCAACTACTACAGCTTCTAATTTATTTTTAGCCATGCTTTATCCTTTCAAATTTTAGCTAAATTATATATAGCTACCAAATCTGGAAGCTCATTTACATTATCGTTGCCTAAGTGCTTCCGTACTTCCTCAGCCAACGCTTTTATTTTGGGTCTTCGGTGGTGCTTGGAATGCTGTCAGATGGATTAAAGGACGGGCGAACGCGTATTTTAAATTCATCCGTCGGGAAAATAAACCCATCTAGTTTTAATTCCAGCTTGTAACGACCAGGATCTACAGCGTCTTTGAATTTGAAGTTGAAACGACCTGATTCTACAGATACATCTTCATACAGAATTACTCTTTTTGCATTGAAAATGGCAAGTTTGCCTGTACCAGATAAGTCCTTCTTCAAGCCGTCATCGCCTAAAATCTCAAATTCAAACACTGATGCAGTGTCTCCTGATTTGATTACACACCCACCGTCAACCTGCTTGATGCTCGTCATAATATCGTTCATCATTTTCGTCGGTCTCCTTTTTGTCTGAGGGCGTCAAATTAAATTTATCCTTATCAATGTTCATCTTAACGTACTTATCGATAAAAGGGATTTCCACCCCTAGAGCCGATAAGCTAGCTAAAATACTAGAGGTGTAAGCTGCAATCATTGCGAAGATAAATGTATCAACGATACTCGTCAGATTCATGAAATTAGCAAATGGATAGAACATTGCCACAAACACGATCATTGCTGTGTGGCTGACTACCCCTTTACGGAATTTTGAACTTGAAAGTTCGTGAGCAGCCCAAGCTCTAGATACACCCACAGCTATGTCTGAAAAAATAATTATCACGAGAATGAGCACCCACGGGTGCTCATCAATACCGTGCGCATAGAAGTCTCGGACTACATCGAAGAGCCCAAAAATCCCATCTGGTTTATTGTTCATTGCTTACCCCTGTATCGTTAGACTCCGCTAGGATTTCATCTTCAATTTTGTAACGAAGATTGCGTAGCTCTTGCTCATCTTTACGCATCTGTTTGCGGTATTTAGCATAGAGCTCTGCGTTAAGAAGATTTTCTTGAACACTAGATACTGCATTCTCGTCAATGCTGATGTAAGTCTGTTTAACCAGAACTGTAGTTCCTTCTTCTTCGACGTTGAATTCTGCATTGATTGTACGTTGTTTTGTGATTTTAAGTGACGTGATTGTTTTCCTTTCTTAATTATCTTCAATTGTTGGATATTCGTCTTCAGTTATGTAAGTGACCGTTCCTGTGTAGACAGCGTTTTCAGAACTTTGGTTTGAAAAATACATGTTTCCATCAGGTTCAAGGTGCCACACTGCACATCCTTTGTGCTCGTTGGCTACATTTTTATTTACAACCAAGTGAGTTTGCACACAAGGTCTGAACCCATTTGGAATTTTTTCATCCAGCTCTCTATGTTCTCCCTCTAAAACAGAATAGATACCTCTGATTAAGCTGAAGGTCACTACATCCCCTTTCCGAATAACGTTAGCTTTGACACCATACCCTATTAAAATTTCTTTTTTGACAACGGGTTGGTTGGTTTGCACGAACTCAACCCAATTTCCAACTGTATTCTGCGTTAGAGTGCGTTTGAAGAACCTACCAGAACTTGTTGTCAACGATTGGTGAATGCCACCCAGCCCTTCTATTACTTCTAAGAACCCTACTTGTTCTGTAGGTTTAGGTTCGCTGATAGGGTAGTTCTTCATTGTGCTCATTATCGAGAAGAATCCTGTCGTTCTGTAATCATCGAGGTTTGTATTGTTATATTCAATAATCGCAGCACCTCGAACTTCTGTAAGTCGGTGGTGCTGGATTGGCTTTGAACCTGAATAAATTAATCCATTGACATCAAGCGCCCCATTTTCCCGGTATTTACCAATCCCCACGCCCTGTTGATCGTAGGACATAATAATTTTATCGGTAGGCACTGTAGTTTGAAATTTCGAGACCGAAAATCTATCCTCTAATTTACCAGTAACTATGAACGAAGTATCCGCAGGGTATTCCTTGCCCAAATTTGCATTAGATGCCTTAAATTCAGAAATGCTTGACCATTCACCACCAGCCGACCCATTATCTGCTACAACATTGCTTGTTCCAACTTTTGTTGTTGTAAATGTCAGCTTCATGGTGTTTTTTTGAACACCGTTGACGCTCAACGGCGCTATTTTAGCAAATCTCTTGATGGTTAGTGTGTCTGACTTTGAACCACTTCTGACAACCTCAAATTTCAGTGTTGGGCTGAAATAGAATAGAAATGTTATTTTAACCTCTTTCCATTCAGACCAAATCCCACGAGAATCTTGAACTCTCCCCCTCAAGGTCATTTGAGTGTCTTTATTTACAGCGACCTCACGGAACACCCCACCGTTCGTTGAAACAGAATTGCTAGCACCAACAATTTCAGCGTAGTACCCAGCTATCGTAGCTCCATTCTTTGCTTGCGCCCCGTTGAAAACGACCTTCACAAGTGACATTATGGACACGAAATGTGTTGGCTCTGGAATTATCCTTTGAGTCGTTGGATTTGTATCTGTCAAGGTAAACCCAGTGAATGAGGGTTTCATGTTGTCTGTAACAACGCTTGCTGTTAGTGTTGTTGACTGCGTCTGAATCAATTTGCCGTCTACATAAGTATCGACATATATAGTACCTCGGCCAGTTGTTGTATTCGGTATGTCGTTTGCGAAATCCGCTGGGATTGTCCACTTAAACGATGTCCCAACATTGTCAGCAATTTTACCTTGCTTGTTGCCCCACGCATAGCGTAGCGTGTGCGTAGCACCAGCTAATTTCCTGTCAATAGTGATATCTACCTGATTGCCAATGAATCCTTCCGCGACGCTCACCGAACTTCCTCTTGGAATAGTTGTCAGTGTTATGTCTTGATTACCAATATCTAGATTTCCTGGGCTGTATCCACCCGAACCATTGAAATGTGCACGCACACCGAAGACACCAAACCCATTATCAGCATGCCTTACAGTGATTGTGCGGTCAATCAACTGTATTTCCGAATTTCGGCTAAGCATCGCTGGGCTTCCTGAATAGTCAATTCGTTGACCAAAACCATCAACATACCCAGAGCATTGATAACTTGCAAACGTCCAACCTTGGTTAAGCAATGCTAACCGAATGCGGACATCGCTCGTATTATTTTGAATGTTTGGCTCCCCGACTTGGTCAATCCACAGCCTGATGCGATACCCACGGTCATTATTTGACCAAAATTCTACCATAATTAACTGCCTCCCACGTATCTAATGACATTTCTATCAGGATTGATGAAATCTTGCTCCTCTCGATACCGTCCAATTTGAATGGTTTTCGAGAAAACACCGTTCTCAACGTGAATGAACCCTTGTGAAATGTACATTACTTCATTACCAGCCGAAAACATTGAGATGCGTCCACTTGGGCTGAACAGCACAGAGCTAGAATTATCGGTTTTACCGATGACAAGTCCCTCGTTTGACGAAGTCATGTAACTATCGATAAAATTCCAACGCTCTGACATATCATTTAGATTGTTTTCTAATTTTGCTACACGAGCACTGGCATCCGCAAGGTTCTTTTCAGCTTGTGCTCGATTGGCGTTGTTTGCGTTAACGAAATCTTGGTAGGCTTTGACCCATTGATTAAGTATCTCAAGAGAGGCTTTAGCCTCAAGCTCGGCTTGTACTACTGAATTAACTTCGTTGAGCTTGTTGAACTGGGCTTGTGTCAAAGCTTGGTCGGCTTTGGAATCAATGTCATCTTGTACATCTTCGACGGCAGGAGTCCAATCTGTTTTGACTGTCCCTTTTTCAATCTTCACTTCCCAAACGGATTTGCTAGCTGTTTTGTGATATGTGTTGACTCGCAGATGATAGATGCCGGATGGTTTAACCCAAGTAATCAGCGTTCCTGTAGTTCCTGTTTTTAAATCAGATACAATCTGATAATTTTGGTATTTATCATCAATCAACCAAAGCGTCACATTGTCGCTCTCAACATTTGCGTTGTGCAGGGCAGTAAAATTACCGTCCGATTTCGCACTAATGAGGTACTTTTGATCCCGCTCTAAATAAACAGAAGTTTCGCTTTTATACAAAACGTTATTATCGAAATTCGTTGGTTTCTTATCTGGCTTAAAAGGTCCCTTCGAACCTTTTAAGAGATTGCGACCACCGACCGAGACACTACCAGCAGTGTCATTCCAAGAGTAATCAGCTGGATTAGTGCTATTTGTTTTATCAAAGTTAGTACATATCCCTAGAAAACGCTTGGTGCCGTCTTGCGTCAGACTGAAACCAGTTCGACCATCGGCACTATCAGAGTAGGCAAAATGGACGTAAGGTGTTCGTCCGTCTGCTCCGGCTTTGCCCGGAATACCGTCACGGCCATCGCTACCTTTCCATTTAGACCAGCGATAGTCTTGTGGATTCCGACTATCCGTAGTGCTGAAATCTTGGTACATACCGATGAAGGCCTTGGCGGTATCAGTTTGGCTAAAACCGCTACCAGACACAGTATCAGCGTAAGCAATGTGGGTGTACTGTGTTTTTCCATCAGCACCTTTAATGCCTGGAATCCCTTGGTCACCTTTAGGACCTTGTAAGCCTTGTAAACCACGTTCGCCCTGCAATCCTCTGTCACCTTTTGGGCCTGCTGGCCCTGGGTCGCCTTTATCTCCCTTGACACCATTTCGGCCATCGGAGACATTTAAAAAAGTAACCTCTTCCGAAGCTACTTCCTTATTATCTACCCAAGCAGACACCGTAATTACGGTAGGTTTAGTAATCTTGCTTGCGCTCACTGTGTAAGTCAGTCCAGCTCCAACAATAGAACCATCAATTACAAATCGATAAGTTGCGTTAACTATCTGATTTCCTCGTTTTAACGTTGGACGTAGCGTTGACTGTCCTGTATTGTTTTTAAAAATAACACCGTTATCTGTCGAAAAAAGGATTCTGTAAGGCCTGCTGTTTTCAACCATGCGTTCGAAGACGGTTCTAAGGTCTCCCGACGTCCTATTTTCAAGCTCTTTGAAATTGCCAAAAGTTGTCGTGTTGTTAGCTGGGTTGCTAAAACTAATCTTTTGCTCAATAGCACGAGCTCTTACGTCGAGTGATGGGACAAAGCCCTTGTCGTGAATAGTGATAGTATCCCCAATCTCGACATCAACGAACCCATCAACTTCGTAAGTGATAGCTGGGTAGGCATTTTTTCGCAAATTCGCAATCCCTGCAGCACGGATAACTTTCGGATCATCACTGTCAACTTCTAAATCCTTTCGAATCCACTTATTGTCTTGAGTTGAAGCCCCAAAAGTCGAAGGATATAAATTAGCTGCATGAGGCGCATAGAGACAATTGCCCTCTTGTTTGAAGATAACAATCCCTTTGTCATTCTTTTCCTCCCAAGCCGGGAGACCACCGATATAGACTCGCACTTCAGGGCCGTTCTCGGGTTGCTCTTTTGCCTTCCCGTACGGGACAATCATCGTATAGATTTCGGTTTTATCAACCTTTCTCGTCATCGATTTGATATTTTTTTCAAACGTCAGACGGATATCACTACGAATTCGACCTACGCCAGTGTGTGAATCGTCCGCTTGATGGTAAACGTTCAGAACGAGCTGTTTGATAGAGCTGTCGTCATTAAGTCTAGTCACAAATTCAACTTCAGCATTAAATTTATTAGCCAAGCTCAACAACCTTGCTAATTTCGTGTCTTGCCCTTCCCACTCAAGCGTTTTTTTCTGATCAGAGACCTCGTTGACACCGAGCGTCACCATTGCAAATTGAGGAATGTCAAACGCATTGAGGTATTCTGCGAATGACATAGCTTTTTCAGCCTTGTAAGCATTCGTGTACTCGTTTATCAACTCAAGATTCAGGTTCTCACAATAGCATCTCACCCATCGTTCGTTTTCTTCGACCTTCATAATGTTAAACAAGTACGTTTGGCCATTATGTTTGAAGGAAATGAAAGAGCGTTCGTTTAGTTGATTGTAAAGCGGTTGGTTTGCTGTATCACCTAGCAATTCCTTTTTTGAAACGGTAAATTCGAATGTGCTAGATGCCGTCTCAAGATTGCGAGTCCAAGTATCGTCGTAGAAGTTTAACGTTTCTTGTTTTTCGTTATCAATGAAGCCAATCTTTTGTAAGTTGGCGTCGTGAATCGTTAATAGCATTACAAATACCTTTCTTCAAATTTTACAGACACAGAGGGCTTGTTCGTGACCCATCTTGAGCAATAAACTTCGAGTTGAGACTTGCCAGGAGGAATTGTGATGAAGTCAGAGCCTTGCACAACATCAACAATTTTCGAAATATTATCTACTAGTACAGTGTCGTTCTCGCTGTTTATCACAACTTCTCCACCAGCACGATATCGATTGGGAACTTTCCGGACCCTTACGACATAGTCTTTCCGATAAATAAAATCATCTAAGTACATGTGGCTAACTTGCGGTGCGTTCCCAATCTTGCTGAAGATAATGTGGATTTTATCCGATTTCTTACCTTTGATTTCAGGGATAGTGTATCTAGGGTAAGACCCCCACCAATAAAATTGAACGACGTCGTCAAACCGTTGGATATCTGACCATCCTCTAGGTTCGTTAAATGGGTTGTGCTCTTCTATGTGCGTCCCTAGAAACTGCTTTCTGTCAACAAAACGGTAACCGCCCCTGCCATCACTGGCTAGAAAGTTGTATTCACAACCAAGACCGCTACCACGTTTGTAGGTTTCAACCCCATACAAAAAAGTGCCACTTGCATCTGTGACACTAATTTTCAAATAACCCATCTGATCTGCAGAGCCTAACCAAAAAATTTGTCTCCACCAAAAATACTCGTACAGAGCACCTTTTACACCGCTAGAATCCCTTGGGATATCAAATGTAACCGATGCTGTCTGCCCACTCTGCAACGCAATGTGAGGGCGACCCCAAGCGTTGTCGATATAGAGGGTTCCGTTCGGCCTGGTATCGTTGCTATCGTTCGTGATACCAACGTTTTTCAAACCTTGTGACAACCCGTTAGGGATTCTGTGTTGTCCATTAGATGAAGCGTAATCAAACAAGACCTCTGACTGCTTGTAAGTCTCTGTATCCCCTTTTTGCCTGTCACCAAGCTCTAAAATACCGCTACTGTTAACTAATCCGATATAGCCATTCTCACTATTGTGCTTCACTGTAATTATCGGATGCGCATCAACTGATCCGTCGTTGACAAGGTCAAATACCAGTTTGCCATTTTCTGTTTTAGGAGTTTCGAAACTTCGATATGTAGTTGAATGTGCGACCCCGTCCGGAACCATAAATTCAATTTCAGCTTGGTCATACCAGTCGGAAATGCCTTTTAAACTAACATCCCCTTTTACTATGGCTAAATAGTATCTGTCTGGTTCGTCTGGCAATCTCAACTTAACAGGTTTGTCAGAATGTAGCACTCTAGCCGCTTGTTCCCTGACACGATAAAACATGCCGTTATCAACTTTAGCTGGCTCGTTCGGATCTACAAAAACAATGTCTTCAAGATGTCTTGTCGCCAAACTAACAGTGAGCTTGATTTTTTTTGCACCAAACGAAACCTGTTGAATGTTGACCCCGATTTTAGGGGCTGAATCTGTTGTTATATTGCGTTCGTTCCCGATTTCGTGCGACACTTTGATTAGCTTAAAGTAATCGTTCAAATCGTATCCGTTAAATTGAAACACAGCCATTATTTAATACCTCTCATGCGTTTGTAAGTGAAATCTTTGTCTTTTTGGTATGAAGTCAAATCGTCGCCGGTTGCATACGCAAACTCTCGACCATCGACACTTAATGAGATAGGACGACCGATTAGTTCAGTGATGATATCCATCGCTTGTTCCAATCTGTCCATTCTACTATCATCTCGAACTGACAAATCAACGCTGCCACGAATTAAACCACCACCAAAACCATCAAACAAGTCGTTGTCTTCGAATAGATCTCTAGAATCTATTGCGTACTCACTAGCCACATCAATCATGTCTTCGATAGAATCTTTGACAAATTTAACACTTCTATCAATACCTACAGCCATACCTTGGCCAATATAGATACCGACTTCATCACGGAATAATCTTGATGGTGAGTGGATTCTAGCTTTTGCCTGAGCTGCACGCTCTGCTTGAGCCACAAGAGCGTTAGCAGCAGCCGTTACCGCACCAAGAGCAGACATCATACCTGCAGCCAAACCTTGACCAATCATTGCCCCTGCTGCTCGCATAGCTCCTACACCAGCCATGGCACGGGCTTGTGCCGCATTAACTAGCGCACCCATTGCAGAAGACACAGCACCAATTGCCGATTGGATTCCTTGAGCAATAGCTTGTCCAGTTTGTTGACCAGCCTGTTGACCCATCTGAATCATTCGTTGACCATTCGATTGAACAGCTTGCGCCATTCTTTGCATTGCTGATTGCACTTGTGCCGCCGCGTTATTCATCGCTACACCAATCAATGGCGCTAACGTTCCAATTTGCATAATGGCAGTCGTAGCCATAGTGGCACTTGACGCAACCAAGCTGAACTGCGCTGGAATTAGAGCAATCGAAGCTGTCAACTGCATAACGCTCGCAATTACCATGGTAAATTGACCACTAATCAGTGCAACTGTAGCACCGACAGCAGTTAGGCTTGCATTCATTGCAGTAAATTGTGTAGTCGCCGCTTGAATAGATGCCCCAACCATTGTTAATTGGCTATTGAGCATAGACAAAATTGTCCCAAGCGCTGTGAATTGTGCCCCAAACATTGTCACACCCGATGTAGCTACCAAGAGTTGACTGTTGATTGTAGACAATGCAGTTGTGAAGGTCGTAAATTGGCTATTAAGCATGGTCAAAGAGGTACCAATCATAGTGAATTGAGTACCTACGAGAGTTAGGCTAGTACCTAACATAGTCGTACTTGATGCCATTGTAGACATGCCAGTAGTGATCATGGTTAATTGACTAGCGAGATTAGTTAGGCTGGCAGTTAATGTAGTCATACTTGCATTAACTGAAGTCATGCTAGAAGTCAACGACGTTGAAACTGCACTAAATTGAGTCAATCCAGTAGCGGCTTGCATCAATGCTGGCGCAAGCGTCATGATTTGTGCTCTGAAGGCTGTGATAGGCCCTACAATCGCAGTCAAACCACTAAGCGATTGACTAGCTTGACTAGAGAATGTGCTAAACGCTGTTCCTGCTGTAGTCAATAGCGATTGTAGATTAGTGAACGACGATTGAATACTTGTAATCGTGCTTGAGAAATGACTCAAACCTGCAACAGCGCTAGAAGCCGAGCTAGACACCTTGCTCATACCATTACCAAGCTGAGTCATGCCAGTACCAGCTTGCGCCAACCCAGCCGAATTGTTACCGATTGAACCAACGCCTTTGGCGACTGCCGCAAGAGATGCAGCCATGTCACCGAGGTTGGTATTGGTAATCTTAACCACACCATTAGCAAGCTGATTGAAACCAGAACCTGCTTTCTGCGCTGCCGTACCAATCGAATTGAACACGTTAGCCAAGCTATCCAATACACTACTGATTGCACTACCTGCAGAGGTAATCACGTCTGAAATGCCTTCAAATGCTGACTTGATACCGTCACCGATACCTTGCGCCGCTGTAGCGATAGATGTGCCGACTGATTGCACTACGTCAGCAATGCCTTGTAGTGCTGTACCAATCGCAGAACCAACTGAACTAATAACATTAGCAACACCACTAAGCGCCGTACTAATAGCTGTACCAATACCCATTGCAGCCGTAGCGATTGCCATTCCTGCCGCTGATACGACTGATGCAATTCCAGAGAATGCAGCACTAATTACACCACCAATTGCCGTGATGATAGGCACAATTTGTGTTATGGCTGTAACAATAGCTGAAATGATTTGGCTGATAATAGGGGCTAATGTCTGAACGACTGTAACAATGGCAGAAATCACTTGACTGATAACTGGTGCAAGAGTTTGAACGACTGTCACAATCCCTTGAATCAAGGCCATAATGACCGGCGCCGTTGCTTGGATGGCTTGTACAATTACTTGCAAAACCATTGCAATCTGTGGCCCAAATTGTCCGATTACTTGAGCGACTTGGACAATACAATTTGAGATAACCGGTGCGATTGCCACGATTGCGTTAGCGATAATCTGAGTTACTGCCGTGATGGTGTCGCTAATGATTTGAACAATCGGAGTGAATACCTCGATGATTCCACTGATTGCAGCGCCCAAAGCAGTAACCCAATTAGTCAATGCGTCAATAATGGTTGGCAACACTCCCAAAATAGAAGTCAGTGCTGATCCAAACGCTGTAACGAATGGCGCTGCATTTCCAAGAGCAGTTCCGGCAGCCTCTACTAATGGCGCTAATTTAGCAAGTCCAGGCGCAGCTTCTCCCACTGCCTTAACTACAATGCCAAATGCAGTACCAAATGCTTCAATTACCGTTCCAGCCGCCTTCCCGATGCCTTGCACAACAGTGCTAAATGCTGACCCTAGAGCGTTCAAGATTTGTGAAACGCCTTTGGATTGTGTGGCTAGTAGCGTGAATGAAGCAACGATAATGGCAATACCTGCACCGATCCCGACCGCTGCGATAGCGACACCAGTCGCAAACGATAGTATTTGAGCCGAACTTAATCCCTTGAGACCTTGCAAGGCGAGTTTTAGACCTTGTCCGAAGCCTTTGTAAGTTTCAGCTATACCTTTGAATATAGCTGTCAAGATTCCTTTGATTGCGTTTCCGGATGATTTGATTACGTTGGATATCCCACTGAACAACTGAGCTATCGTTGACTTAGAACGTTTAACGCTGTTTGTAGCTCCGTTAAGCCCCTCAGTGGCTTTATTTTTAAAGGCACTAAACGGATTGAATGACTTAATCCAGTTCAGGCCTCGCATAGCAGTATCAAACACTGAAAGCCCAGCCTTTGCAGTCATGAAGCCCGCTACCATGGCTAAAATCCCACTGGTGATGCCGTTGAGCACGCCTTTAGGAATAGAACTTACAAACTTAGATACCGCTGAAACAGCTTGAGATATCCATTTTGTTAACGTTCCAAACGCTGTCCCTAGTGCTGAGATAATTGTCTGCATCTCAGAGCTACTAAACACATCGCCAATTGAAGACCCAATGGTTTTAACAGCTCCCCAAGCATCTTCTATTGCTGATTTAAAAGCTTTGAATGCGCCAGTGTCTGAGAACGAGCTGATGAAGTTTTTAACTGACCCAGTAGCAACAGTTAAGCCTCTTGATAGCCCACTAACAATGTCGCCAATGCCAGTGCCTAGCCCTTGGAATATACCCTTGAAATCTATGGCTTTTAGCGCTGCTTTAGCTTGAGTAGAAACATACTTAAACGTATTTGCTAAACCCTTGATGGCTCCTGTATTACTAAAACCTTTCCAAAATGCTTGGACAGTTTGGCTGACCCCTTTTACAACTTGGTCAATTGCTTTATCGAGTCCGTTTGCGAACTTCTGAATCGATTGTTCGTCAATTTTGCCAAGAGCGTCAATGATTCCCTCAATTCCTCTGATTGCCTTGTTGCTAAGCTGTTCAAAAACTGGTTGCAATTTGGTTGAAACCGTTTCGTAGAGCCCGTCAACGGCTTCGTCTACAGATTTGTACCTAGTAGCCAAGCTCTGCATGGAATCGCCAGCCCGTTTAAAGGCCTCTGCAAAATCTTCAGTCTTAATTTCACCGTTTTGAATTTTGCTTACAAGATCATCAAGAGACATTCCCATCTCTCTTGCGACGGCAGCCATCCCAGCTGGTGACTGTTCCATCATCAGCTTGAAGTCTTGCCATTGAATTTTAGGCTTAGTCATCGCTTGAACCATTTGTTGGCTCAGCGTCTTCATTGCCTGTTTAGGGTTTTCAGCAGAAGCAGCAAGACCACCCATGGCTTTTACCAAATCGCCAGCATCGCTACGACCGATTGCGGCCATCTGAGAGAACGTAGTACCCATGTCCGATGCAGAATAGATTGTCTGTGTTGCATAGTCTTGCATAGCCTTTTTAGCCGATGCAATTTCTGTTTGCCCCCAACCTAACTGGCTCAAGCTCCCATCGAATGTTTTCCAAGCCTTCGTTGAGTTGTTAAGCTCGGTCATCATACCACCGATACCACTGGTTATAGCGCCAATCCCCTTGGTTATCCCAGCACTAACAAGGTTAGCACCGAGCACGCTTTTAAACATTGAGCCTAGACCCTTGCTACTCTTACCGAGTGATTCAGCTTGTTTTTGAGCGTTCTTCAGGGCGCTAGATAAGCCGTTATCTTGCGCTGACAGTATCGCCCTTACATTGAATGTTTTATCAGCCATCTAGCAACCCCTCCTCTCTTTTGAACGCTAAATTTCGTCTAGCTATCTGGATAAGATGCCTATTGTCCTTCTCAGTGGTTCCGAGAAGTTCTTTTTCACGACGTTCTTCGTCATAAAAGTCTTTAAATTCCTTGAAGACATACTTTTTACCGCCCTTGCTCGTAGCTTTGACACTGCGATTCAAGAAGGCTTGCAAATAAAGTTTCTTCTCTTCTTGGATAAACCTTTTTGCATAAGCTTTTTGATACAGTCTCAACTCATTCAGCGTCATTCGTCTAGCTTCTAGAAGCGTCGTTCCGTACCTAGCTATGCAATTCGTGATTAGATCTTCATAGGTCTCTTTTGAACTCTTGACGTTTTCTAAACTTCTTCTTGAGCGTCCAACATTCGTTTGGCTGTTTCTCGTGTCAATGGTTGCTTCTGCAATGCTGATAAAAAATCCTCGAACAAGTTATCCAATCGTCCATTTTCAGCCTCACGTTCAACGAAGCGCTCAATTCCTTCTACAGATGGTTTTTGACGTTCTGTAGCAGTACCCGCTTGAATGAGATCTAACAGAACAAGTGGGTTCTTTTGTTGCAAATCAACCACTGCATGCTGTACACCAAAACCAAACGCTACACCGTTTTGATTGATTGAATAGCGCTCGTCGAGCACTCGTAAGAAGTCAAATCCAAAATTCAAAGTATAGTCCTTGTCGTTAATTGTGATAGTGTTCATGTTTTAATTTTCCTTTCAAAAATAAAAAGCGAGGGAGTCCCTCGCTAAACGCTCTAATTATTGTCCAACAATAGCGGTAGTGTCTTGGAATGTATATTGGATTTCTCTGATTTGCTCGTCAGACAAGGTTGCTTCACCAGCTTGTGGTTTGCCTTCAACGGACATTTCAGATTCAATCTCTACGAGCTCTTCAACATTCGCTGGGACTTCCCATGAAGACAAGCGACCGATTGCATAGAGCGCACCATATTTTCCATTTGTTTTTTTATCAGTTAGATCGATTTCCCAAACTTCAACCTTGTACCCATCAACTACCGACTGTTTCAACATTTCGTTGACTTCATCCTTAGTCCCGATAGCGTTGATTGACAAGGTTGTTTCCAAGCCACCGTCAGCAACTACTGCCCCGTCCTTGGTTTTAGTTGTATCTGCATCACGGGAATATTCCCACTTATGTTCTGTTTGCAGTGCCAATTTAGCTGCTGCTTTAGTGTCCCCGAATTTGCGGAACATCAAAATTTTATTCTTACCTAGCTGTGCTTCTTTAACTTTTGTTTCAGCCATTCTTTCCCTCCTTAGTAAAATTTGTAATATAAATAAATAACGAAGTGATAAAGCTCTTCGTCAGTGCTGTTATCACGGTTAGAATCAATTGACGACTCATTGACTTCTGATGAGAAGTGCATCCCATCGATATTTTTGATAGCAAAATAGCTGGACAACAACTGTCCAGCCATATCAGATAACTGTTTACGATCATCTACTCGCCCCCAGACGTGGACGGTCGACGACAAGCGACCTATTAAGCGTGACTTTGTAGCTCTGGGCAATGTTTGAATTTCGCCCATAACCACAAATGGATAAGATGCACTGTCGGGCGGAAGGTAAGGATAAGTAGTGAAACCGAGTCCCTCACTAATTCGAAAGAGTTCGTCATGTAGTAATTGGTCTGGTTGTTTCATATCTACTCCCATTTAGCTAATTCCTCGACCATTCCAGGGACAGTCGCTTCTAGTGCAGGAGCCATGAAAGGCTGCGCCGACATCTTCCGAGTACCTACTTCAAGGTACCCAGAATATTTTGTGTGAGCTTTTACAACAGCCCTGTCACCACCGACTGTAAGAGTAATTGACTGTCGTGTAGTCCCGTGGGTATATTTACCTTTGAACTCTGCCTTGCTAATTGCGTTCTCTTTTAATTTACTGCCATACTTCTTTAGAACTCGTTGCCGACGTTCTGGATTGGCATTTTTCAGCAAAGATTGGCTCATTTCATCTAGCCCATAAAACGTAAGTGTAGCCATATTACTTCACCGCCTTATTGACATATAAAACGCTCCTTCCAGCTAGATATCCTCTAGCGGTTACTGGAATGTATTTACTGCCTTTGTATTCAATGGAAGTTACGGATACCGTCACAGGGCTTCTGAAACGAACAACGAGGCTCGTAGCATTTAGCAAACCTCCCAGCTTAGCTTGAAGATCTAAGCTTGCACCAGTTACATTGCACTTAACTTCTTTGGACCAATCTTCCCCTCCGACCATACGACCAAGGGTAGGGTCGTATCGTTTCGGTGTCTTATCGTTTTGATATTTGAGTATCACTGTATCTGTGTATCTCATAGAAACAACACACTCCCTTCCTTCGATTGCCCAGAGGTTCCAAATGTTCTTTGAAGCATATCGTCATATGGCTTGAATTCGTTCTCATTGTCGTAATAAGACATTGAATGACCATCTACTGTCTCAGTCTTAGCCCCTTCAGCTCCTCGACGATTGAAACGTTTAATAACGCAGTCTTCGAAGATAAAAGAAAAACCATCGTCAATGTTGGCAACGGCATATTCTGCTTTGAAATGGCTAATCACTCTGTTTAGCAATACCCTTAAGAGGTCAATGCTATCGTCGTCATCTTTTGAAACCTCAAGGTCCAGCATGACATTATCTAGGACCTTTTCTCGATCTAATTCAGCCATGCTAGACCTCCTCACTCTTCAGTGTTATCTGTTGTTTTTTTGCGACTTGCTTTTTTCGGCTTTTCTTCAGCTTCAGCCTCAAGGAAACCTGCTTCAGTAAGTTCTTCAACACGTTCACCAGCATAATCGTCACCAGCATAGTAAATAATGCCGTCAGTTTTATCCTGAAACGCTTTTAAAACTTTAGTCATAGCTACCTCCTACCAAAATCAAGCTACTGGAATAACAGTAAGCATATAGCAATCGTCCAAGCGTTCGAACGAAGGCAACGCAATCATTGATACTTTGGTTTGGACGTTAACTGGATCAGTTGTTTTAGTGGTTGTAATTGCAATGCCTTGGTCAACCACTTCAACTTGTGCTCCCGGCGTATCTCCAGACTGCAAATCTGATTCTTCTGGCGTTGTACCAAAAACAGTAGAACCCAATGAACCGTTTGGAACCAAAGTCAAATGACCGTCTGGATAGAATTTGCTAATTTCTCCTTTGTCATTTCGATAAGTGCCGTTTTCCAAGAGAACCGTCACACCGAAATTATCCAAAATATACGCTTCTACCTCAGCTTTGGTAACAGTTGTTCCTGAAGCTGCAAGAGGTTTGATGATTTTGACTGTAGATTCTGATTTGCGGATCAAGCTAAATGTTTTAGCGTTCATGATAGCAATCTCTGGCATCAAACCAAGACTTTGAGCTGTTTCGATTGCTTCTTCAAGATCTGCAAGAGGTGTTGCTGTTGCTTGTGTCCAGTCTTTTGCGACTGTCTTTTTGTGGTCGTCTTTAACACCGTAGTCGATATCGACGTTTTTTCCTTCGTTTACAAACGCAATCTTACCAGTTGCAAGGGCTTGCATGCGCATTGATTCCAAACGAGCACGAGCACCTTGAATAAGTGTCATTTCGTCGTTGAAAATGCCTTGCGTAATAGTTTCAATCAAGCCAGTGTTGTTAGAACCAGCAATCAAGTTAAGTTGTTGACGGTCAGCTTCCTTAACGAGCATGGCTTCTTTGAAAAATGGCATTTGTTCATCATGGATTTCAGCACCCACACGTTCGCGAATAGTGACATTAGTGTCAAATGCTGCTGGCTTCAAGACAACCGCACGTCCTGAAGAACCCTTGATGTAAGACAATTTAGTCCCAAGCTGTTTGCGTGCAGGGAAGATACGTTCCCCGAGTGTCGAATCCACATCTAATTGTGATGTGTTGAAATATCCAGCGATATTAGATGCCGTTACTGTGTCATAAATAAGACCCATTAAGCATTACCTCCTTTACCTGCAATAAATTTAACGAGTGGCAACGCTGTTTTAATAGCGTCGTCAACCGTACCACCGTTTACTGCTTCTTTCCAAACCTCACCAGCGTACAAAACAGACACTGTTTTATCAACAGACAAGTCTGCATCGTATAGAACGATTCCTTCTGGTGCCGTCTTGTTCTCTTCTACTGGTTTAGAGCGGTCATCGAAAATTGACCCACCTTTACCAGCTACCAAAGTACCAGCTTTGATATACTTCTTACCGTCTACGTCAACACCAGCAAAGCTTTTATCAACTGTGGCAGTGACAGCTTTGTAAGGCAAAGAACGCAGAATGTTACTTGTGTCAAATACTTTTTTTACTGACATAAAACTTCCTTTCTGATTTTCGGCTAGATAATCTTACCAGACGAGCGGACAGCTTTTTGAGCTAAACGTGAGCCGTAATTGTCTGTGTTAGAGATACCATTCGGTGATGCTTGAGGTGCATTTTGTCGAATAGTTTTCTTGACTTCTTCCGCAACTGCATTATTAAATACTGTTTCGAACTCAGTCACTGCTTTAAGTGCATTCTCAGCGTTGCCAGCCATTGCGAATGTCTCAGCCAATGCGCTAGGCAAGCCTTTAGCTACCAAATCTTTCTCAACAGCAACAACAAGCTTTTCATGCTCGAACGCAGCACGTTCTTTCTCAAAACTTTTTTGCTGATCCTCGAACTCTTTTTTAGCTCTATCTTGAGCTGATAGATTGGCATAATCTTTCTCTTTTTGTAAGGCATCGGCTACTGCTTGAGCTGTACGCTCTTGTTCACCCTTGTCCCTGTTACTCAAGGCAGTCTGCACCGCTTTGTTAATCACGCTATCTAATTCAGATTGAGAACCAGGCGCTTTGAAGTCGCTCGCAGGGGTTGGGTTGTTCCCTTGCCCTTGGTCTTGGCGACTCTCTTGCTGTCCGTTAGTCTCGATAGTGTTATCTTGTTCCATAGTTTCCTCCTACCTAGTCTCGTAAAGCAACGCCCTTTCTAAGCCACGATAAGGCTAGCTACGCCATCTCTAGTCTTGTCTAGGGTGTTTACCCACGAGCCACGCTAGTATTGTTTATTTAGGGCTTAAATTAGCCCTATGCGCTGACGAGG